TGCCTACCCTAGCAAGACCTGATACCCCCCTTAAAAGGCATTTACAGGCGGCACTCGTTTGACCCAATGAAATCAAGGGTTTGCTGAGCCTGTCTGGTGAGTGTAAAATGATTGTAAATACAAGGACAATCTTCAGCCTGACCTCAGAAAGTTATTCACAGCCAGCAGGTGAACGGGTGAACAGGTGAACAGGTGTTCACTAGTTTCGTAGGATGCCCTCAGAGGGTGGCTTGTATCTACCCTATGCAGGGTATGGACTGACCCTTGCAAGAGCCTTGTAGGGCATTTGTGGAGGCACAGCGGTTTCACCCAATGAAATCAATGGTTTGCTGAGGGTCGCTGGTCGAGTGTAAAACGATTGTAAAATCAAGAACTAAATCACCTGACCCCCCCAAAATAAATCCTAACATAACTATATACAGACTCGAAAAAATGTGTTATACTATAGATTTGTTGTTTTTTACCGATTTTTTTGAGATTTTTTACAACTTTTTGACAATCAAATGTCTTGCTCTAGAGAGAGGCTGAGTCACCCTAGTCCTATGACCCCACTCGACCACGCTCGCCAGCACCTGAAAACCGCCAAGGCTAACCTCGCTCGATACAAGACGCTCCTTGTTAAGGCTGAAGCCCACGAGGAGGAACTCAGAGCCTTGGCAGACTCAACTGGTGTCAGCCAGTCAGGAGCAACCCAAGCCTTCTGGATTACCGAACGCAGGATGAAGTCCGTGGCTCGCTTTGAGTCGGAGGTCGCTGAGTTCCAACGCAGGCTTGCCCTCGCTGAAAAAGGCATTGACACAACGCCAATCCTCTGATTTATTACCCTCCGTACCCACTACACCACATATGAACACCACCGAACAGAACGCCCTCCTCGCCAAGCACCGAGCCATCATCGCCAACGACTGCCCTAGCCTCAAGGCTACCACGGCTGTCGTGGTGCGAAAGAACCTCGCCCGCCTGCCCTCCCGCCTGCGCTTCACCAACGCTGGCATCGCCAAGGCTCTCCAGACCCTCAGTAACCTTCAGGATTACTCCAACGGCTTCAATGACCTCGCAGTCCAGTCCTTCCTCGACACCAACCCTCAGTACTACCACGGCTTGGCTTCTGCCCTCCAGTTCGCCCGCAACGCTGTCGAGTCCATTGAGGCTGAGATTGCCAAGCGGGACGCTGAAGCCCTCGCCCACTACGAAAAGACGCAGGGCATCTAAGCCCTCTGAACAGGTGTTCACTAGCCCCGTCACTGGGGCTTTTTTATGCCCAGTTCGCTAGCCTGCGACCCTGACCACCAGCACCCCAGAAGCACCCCCTAGAAGCCCTCTGGCTTGCCCTAGGAAGCCCTTTGACACCTCAGTCCATACCCTAGCCTACCCCAAAAGAAGCCCCCCTCTCAGAGCCACCATTCACCGTCCTTATCCAGCCCATAAGAACCCCTTATACCCCTACAGACCCATTGACTTTTACATTCCTTTTACACTCACCAACCCAATGGGTTCAGGCTAGTTCTCAATAGGTTCTCATTTACTTTATAATAGAACTATATATGGGCTGACCCATTTTCTGACCTACAGGCTCACTCTATAATAAAGTTCTTATAGAATATTATACAGCCTTCTATAATAAAACCTACAGCCAGTCTATAATAATCCAGACCACACCTAGGGGGCGGGGGGGGTCTCGTGTCGCTCACCCCCTGCCAATATCCAACGGGTAGAACCAGACACATTTTTTATGCCAAAAGACTAAGTCACCTTAGCGAGCGTGGTTCAGCGAGCGTGTGAGGGGTTATTAGGGGAGGTTATAAGGGCTTGCGTCAAGCGAATACTAAGAAGTGTACCTAATGAGTACGATTCTTGTTGACAGAAGAAACTTGAATCCCCCTATGTACCCCCTGTGTTTTCACCCCCTCAGTCCCCCAATTCTGGGGGAAGGGATTTAATATTCTTATTGACTTAAGTATTCTCTTGGAAGATAAGACAGATGTTCTTTGACTTAGCCTTGTTAGCACAGCGGTAGTGCAGTTGCTTTGTAAGCATCAGGTCGTAGGTTCAATCCCTACACAAGGCTCACTTTGGGTGCTCTGGATAACCAGAGGATGTGAGTGAATGTTAATACAGGTCTAAATGGCATAATAGCGTAAACTGATTAACCAACATCCATCGGTAGGGCTTGAATCCTACCCACCCTCCTCTTTCAGAGGGGTGGCAGAGAGGTTTAATGCACCTGACTTGAAATCAGGCGTTGCTTAAGTTTACTAAAGGCAACCGAGAGTTCAAATCTCTCCCCCTCTACTTTGCGACCCTTAGTTCAACGGATAGAACACCTGCCTTCTAAGCAGGTCATCTAGGTTCGATTCCTAGAGGGTCGAGTTTGACGCATTAGTGTAAGTTGCATCCCGTTCATCGGAGGAAAGAGGTTAAAATTCCTCTTATGCGTCCTTTTACCCCGATGGTGTAACGGTAGCACAGGAGTTTTTGGTACTCCTTGTCGGGGTTCAAATCCCTGTCGGGGTTCTTTCGGGATTGTAACTCAATGGTTAGAGTAGCGACCTTTTAAGTCGTTTGTTGCTGGTTCAAGTCCAGCCAGTCCCATCTCACGGCAGTAACTCAATTGGCAGAGTGTCAGTTTTCCAAACTGGATGTTGCGGGTTCGACCCCCGCTTGCCGTACCATTTACAGGGGGGTGTAACTCAGCGGTTAGAGTGGAGTCTTTATAAGGCTTAAGTCGGAGGGTTCGACTCCCCCCACCCCTAGTACTTATGTAAAAAAATCGTAATGTGCGATTTAGGTTGACTAAATCGACATATCTGGGTTTATGTGTCGATTATGAAAGAAAAAGCACTTTGTATTGCTCTTGGACTTTCCAGAGATATCTTGAAGGAACTGCGTTCTTCTTATACGGAAACTCTTGATTGGAATAAGATTCCCACGAAAAAGCCTGAAAACCTCTGGGAGGTTCAATGGACTGAAGAAGGTATAAATAGGCTTAAGAAGAATCTTGGCTTTAAGGAGCAAGAAAAGATTATCCTCCAAGAAAAGAAGCGTGGCACTGTCCACAATAAATACAAAAACCCTAAAGTAATTGCAGTCCTTATTGACGGCAAGGATTTTAATGTCCTTTGCAGAGACTCATCCAAGTTCCATATTGGGATGCCTGTGGATGTCCGCTGGGATGGTTCTAGATGGTGCGTTGTTCGCCATCCTCGCTTTGACGGAAAATACTAATATGAAACACGAAAAGTAAATGATTCACGAGTTCAGAAATACTATTCCAGTAAAAACCGCAATTGGATATGGCTATTTGCTTTATGTCCAAACTGCTGGAACATTCTGTAACGATATATTTGCGGTAGTGTTAGAAAAAGACGGAATTATTCGGCATATGCTTACTGACCAGTTTTCAGTCATCCAAAATGATACATTTGATATCAAAAACAATGATGACAAAAAAACAAAGACCGTCTGATAGTGATGATGAGTTTGATTGGGAAGATGAAGATTGGGATGTAAATATTCAGTTTAAGACATTGATATGGCTTTCTCTCCTACCCCTCATCCTATACTAATCACCCCTACTGGGGATGATATCAAAAGGCTTGTTGACAAGGTAGGAGAGCAGAAGACTCTTGAGATTCTTAATCTCCGTGAGGATAAAATCCTTGCTGAGCGTAAAGACCCGTATCGTCACGGGTTTGACCTTCCTCACTGGAAGGAGGCTGACGAAATAATTAAGGCTAACAATGAGATTCTAGTCCTAGGTGGCAATCGTGCCTCTAAAACAGAATGGGCGGCTAAGCGTGTAGTCCAGACACTATGCAATATGGAGAACGCTAGGGTGTGGTGCTTGCACACGACTAACCAGTCAAGCATCCAGATGCAACAGCCTATTATTCATAAGTACTTGCCAAGTGAGTTCAAGGAACTCCGCAAGAACAAGATTCAGAATGTATCGTACACCCAGAAAAACGGGTTCAGCGATAACACATTTATTCTTCCAAATAAGAGCCAGTGCATCTTTATGAACTACGCTCAAAAGCGAGATGTCATTGAGGGTGGCGAGGTTGACCTTATTTGGTGCGATGAACTTGTGCCGTTAGATTGGATTGAAACGCTACGCTATCGTATTGTCACTAGAAGCGGTAAGTTGATTGTCACATTTACTCCAATCACAGGATATAGTTCAGTTGTTAAAGAATATGTCAGCGGTGCAAAAATAGTAGAGCATAAACCGTCTCCTTTACTTTCAGACAACATCAATGTGCAGGGCTGTCCTAAGGGAACTATGCCTTATAAGGCTAAATCACACATCAGACCTGCTGGTGTTATGTGGTTTCATAGCCAACTCAACCCTTATAACCCATTTGAGCAGTTAAAAAAGACGCTACTTGGAAAAAAGCCTTATGAAATCAAAATCAGAGCCTACGGATGGGCTGACAATATCAGTGGAAACCAGATGCCTAGGTTTAATCCAGAAATTAACATCGTTAAAGAAGAAAATATTCCAACAAAAGGAACTAACTATATGGTTGTTGACCCTGCTGGGGCTAGAAACTGGTTTATGCTATGGCTACGAGTCGATGAAGATGGCTGTATGTATGTATATCGAGAGTTCCCTGACTCGTCTGAAGGAGAATGGGCTTTACCTTCTGCTGACCCTGACGGAAAGATGGGTACTGCACAGCGTAATGGTGCTGGACGCTCTCTTGCGGAGTACAAGAGTCTGATTCTTAGCCTTGAAGGAGACGAGACGATTATGGATAGGTACATCGACCCTAGGGCTGGAGGTTCAAAGGCTGTGACGGAAGACGGAGGAGTTACTTTGATAGATATGCTAGATGAAGGGGAGGAACCAATGCACTTTATCCCAGCCGCAGGCATCCGAATTGAGCAAGGCGTGTCATTAATCAATGACGGCTTTGCTTATGACTACAGCCAAGAACTTTCTCCGTTAAACAAACCTAAACTCTATATATCAGAGAACTGTCAAAACCTTATATACTGCCTTAAGGAGTGGACTGGGCTTGATGGTGATAAAGGGGCTACCAAAGACCCTATTGACTGTCTTAGATACCTGATGACAATGAATCCAGAGTACTTGAGCGACAAATCGCTTAAAAGTCAAGGTGGAGGCAGTTACTAATGGATATATACTTTCCATATCTTCTCACAAGAAAACGGGCTTTAATGTTTATTGGCTTGACAAGAAGGAAACTACAAGAACTTACTAACACTGGTGTTGTAAGAGTTTACAAGACAAAAACTGGAAAACAACGCTACTTCAGAGACGATATAATCAATTTTATTAAAAAATGAGCATTACTAAGAATAATCTTTCGACAAAATATAACCCAAACCAAGACAAACTGGTTTATGCATCGGACAAGCCAGACATCCCGTATCTTTGGCAGGAATACAATCGTTCTACTCAAAATGGTGGAAATGTAGCCAATATTATGGAAAATGACGATATTCGTCTTTCCAGATGGGCTGGTCAAACCTCAGATGGCAAAAAGCACTCATCTTCCCGTATGGAAGGAGATGCCGCTTTCCCGTTTGAAGGGGCTTCTGATGTCCGTTGCCGTCTAGTTGACCGCACTATTAATGACATTGTTGCTATGTTAATGACAACCTTTGACCGTTGTAAGGTCAAGGTAAAGGGTACGGAATTCAACGATTATGACTTTGCTGGTTCTGCTAATATCCTGATGGATTGGCTTACCCAGTCTAAACTGCGTCAGGAACTCCGTGCAGAATCAGAATTGCTTGCCCAGTACACTCAGCAATACGGTTGGTCAGGACTTCACATTATGTGGGAGCAGGAAACTGCCCTTCGTTATCAGGTTATCCGTATGGATGAGATTGCCCAAATCAGCCAACAAGCGGCTAAAAGCCAAAGCGGTTCATCTCTTGCTGACCTAGCAAGTGCCATCCAGAACCCAGAACAAGAGCAGTACGCTATTGATTTAATTTCCCAATACCTTGCTGATGTTGAACCTAAATACATCAAAAAGGCTATTCGTGACCTCCGTGAAAATGGTAAGGCTGAAATCCCAGAGAAGTATATCTCTAAGAATATTCCTTCAGTTGTGGCGTTAAAGCCATTTGATGAGATTTCGTTCCCGCCAGAAACCATCAACATACAAGATGCTAGAGTCATCTTCAGAAGAGTCTTTATGACGGAGATGGAAATTCGTTCTCAAGCCGCCCAGTATGGCTGGGGTGAGGACTTTGTCAACCAAGCAGTTTCAGTTGCTGGTCTGCGTTCTAATTTCCACGACCCGAACATTCTTCCTGCCGCCACCCTGATTAACTACCAGATTAACCGCAATATGCACCTTATTGAGGTCGTGTATGCGTACAGCAGGCTTATCAATGAAGACGGTACTCAGGGCATCTATTGCACCGTGTTCTGCCCTAGGTCTGGTAGCGATATCTACGCTTCACACGAACTGCTTGGATATGCTCACAACAAATATCCGTTTGTCATCTATCGCAGAGAGCGTCTCCGTAGACCTATCCAAGAGTCTCGTGGCGTTCCTGAGGTTGCTATGACTGACCAATTTGAAATCAAGGCTCAGCACGATTCTATCCGTGACCGTACAGCGTTCACTACGATGCCTCCTATTCTTGTTAAGAAAAGACTTGGTGGTATCAATAAGATTGCTCCGGGGGTTCACTTGCCTGTTACGACAATGGATGACTATAAGTTTATGAGTCCTCCTCAAAGCGAAACAAACACTGCGTTTAATCTCATCAACATTGTCGAACAGAATCACGCCGCTTACTTTGGTATCTACCATCCTAATGTTCCTCCGCAAAGAACTCAAGTCACACACCAGTATGTTGTTAATAACTGGCTAGATGTTTGGAGCGAGTGCTTCAGTATGATGTTCAGCCTTTGCTTACAGTATCTTGACCCTGCTGATATTGAATCAATCACCAACAAGCCGATGCCACAGAATATGTCTGCTATCAGCAATCAATATGATTTCCAGATTAAATACGATGTCCGTGAAATTGACACAGACTTTGTTATGGAAAAGTTGAAGGCGATTATGCAGTTTGTTATGCCTTTGGACTCTGCTGGCATTATTGACAAGAGTAAGTTAGTCCGTGCGGCTATTGAGGCTATTGACCCAGACAAGGCTAAAGACCTAATCGTTGAGCAGGCTAGTGCATCTCAGATGCTTTACAAGGACATCCAGTCTGATATTGGTCTGATGATGCTTGGTAACGAGGCTAACTATGTTGAGAACGACCCGACAGCCCAAACTAAATTGCAATACTTGCAAGACATTATGGGCAAGAACCCTAAGGCTCAACAGCAAATGCAAGGTGACCCGCATTTCCGTTCCTTGGTTGATAACTATGTAAAGAACCTTCAAATGAGCGTTAGCCAACAGCAAAACAAGCAGATTGGACGCACTGGAGTTACTCCTGTTGGTCAACAGGCTGGTCAGCAAGTTCAGGGTCAAATCAAGCAGGCTGAAGAGGCTCAAGCCCAACAACAACAGCAATAATTTATGCTACCGCAAGAAATTGTACAAGGTTTTGGGTTTGAAAAAGATAACCCCGTCTGGAAAGCCACACTGATGCTCCTTGATGCCTCTATTGAATCTGAGACTGCTTATGCCCTCCAAAAAGATAATAGAGGTGAAGATAGGGCTTATCACTGCGGCAGGGCTGATGCTTTGAATTCTTTTAAGGACATTCTATTTAACACTAGAGATGCCGTCCTTAAGGACATTGGCAGACCTCCAGAGTGATGTTTCGTGCAGAATGGGTACATACAGTAGAATGAACTTGCTTACACAAGAATTATACTGAAATTGACCGTAGTTCTGGGACTAATAAAAAACCCTGCTTATAGTAATATAGGACTTTAGACCTTTCTCTAATGAATACAGAAAATCAATCCGACCTTGGGACGGAATCAAATAACCCCACGACAAATGAAGGCAACGCCAAGCCTTTTAATCAAAACAATCTTGCAGACATCGTAAGCAAGACCTTCCTAGGTGGCGAGGAAGTAGTGGAGGACTCAGACTCCCAGAAACAGACTGAGACGGATGGTCAAGCGACATCCGAAGAAGATAGTGAAGTTCTTTCACAGGAAACCAATACAGAAAGCGAACAAGAACATTCAGAAGACTCCGAGGAAACCGAAGAAACCAAGTCTGATGATAATGAACTTGAGCGTGGACTGCCAAAGGGCGTAAAGAAACGCATTGATAAACTCTCTGCAAAAAGGAGAGAAGCGGAAGCAGAAGTGGATAGACTTAAATCTGAAGTGGAGAGACTGTCGCAAGAGGCTAACAAGCCAGCACAGACTCCAAAGTCAGACAACCCCTATACAAATCTGAAGACACTTGAAGAAGTGAATCGTGAGGCTGAACAAGCCAAACAGATTAGACGCTGGTGCGAAATGAACCCCGATGGTGCAATCGTAACTGGAAAAGACGGTAATGAAGTGGAGTACTCCGCTGAAGAAGTTCGCAAGATTAAGGTTAAATCCCTTGATGCACTTGAAGAACATCTTCCAGCAAGAGCCAAATACCTTGAGAACTATTCTCAAGTTGAACAAGTGGCTAATAAGGAGTATCCGTGGTGGAAAGACAGAAGTTCTAGCGAGAGACAAATCGCTGAATCATTCCTCCAACACTTCCCTGAAATTACTAGATTTCCTGATTACAAGATGGTGCTGGGTGACTATATCCGAGGATTCAAGAGCCGTGAATCGGCTTCAAAGCGTCCTAATACAGTTACAACCCGAACAGCACCTGCTCAACCCAAGCGTACAGCGACTCCAGCCTATGTTCCCGAAAAGGAAGCAAGAGCCAAGGAAGCCGCCAAGCGTTTTGGTGCTAATGGCAACCGTGATGACCTCTCTTCTATTATCGCTAACCGATTCCTGTAATCTCTAAACCCTATATACTACTATGGCTAATCTCACAGAACCCTCCTTCTCGTCTGGCAAGAGAGAAGAACTCGCTGACCTCATCGCTCTCGTTGATGCTAAGGATACTCCTTTCACATCGATGGCTAAGAAGGGAAGCAAACCCGGAAATACTCTTTTCCGCTGGCAGGCTGACCGCCTCCCCACCCCTAAGACAACTGGTACAGTCGATGGCACAGATGTCTCCTCCTATGACAACTATGTCAAGGACGGCTCGACAACCTATCGTGCTGAACTCAGCAACTACATCCAAATCTTCCGTAGAGCCGTCCGTGTGTCCCCGCTGACACAGGATATCTCCACAGTCGCTGGTGTGCGTGATGAACTGGCGAACAATGTCGCTAAAGGCATCCAAGCCCTCAA